GAAAATACGTCACCATACGTACATTTAATTAACTGTTCTTTTTCTAAGTATACCCAATCTGTATATTGAGTGAAACTATTATAATTGCTACCATAGTCAGTTGAATACTCAACTAAATCTACTGAGGCTATTGGCCCCTTGGTTGGGACTAGTACACTATTCCCGCCACTAAATACTTCGTATACTTGTTCCTGAACATCTATTAATGGATTTCTGCAAAAAATTCTTACAGCGTCCGATATTTTTGGAATTAGGAAGTCAATTTGAGCATCTTGGGTAGTACTAGATATACCTGCATATGCTTTATATTCTGCCTTGGTTACTAGATTTGCCATGCTGTTTCCTTTGTCTTTTACATATCCTGACCAGCAAGATATGTAAAAGACAGGACCGAAGTCCTGTCCTGCTTAAAAATTAAGCTGTGTAGCGTAGAGCCTTAACACCTACGTTTGCTGTGACTTGAGTCATACCAACACGCATAGAAGCAACCATTACGCGAGCTTGTTCAGCTGCTAGTTCCTGTGTGTCAATGCGTAGACCGCGCTGAGCACCAACTAGGAAGTTAGGAACATAAACTGCATAAGCTGCAATGTTTGTTAGGCCAGTGATTGCACCTGTTGCACGAGCAGCAAGTTCACCTGTAGCGATAACTGGAGAACCAGCTAACATACCGACTTGACCTGTGATAACAGTGGCTAGAGGACCAACTTTTTCCATTGTCATGAATGTTGTGTCTTCTAATAGATCGTAGTATGTATCGTTGTTAACGATGTATGCTACGTCAGCTGGATCAATACCGTAGTTACCTAGTTGTGCACGTAGGCCACGTAGTTTAGAGATAGTTACTGCACCGTTAGCTACTGTTTGTAGAAGTGCTGCGTTTGTGCCGGAAGTACCAGCACGGTTAGATAAACCGCTGATAGGTACTGTGGAACCGTCACCAGTTAATAGTGCACCGTCAATAGCCTTAGCGCAACGACGAACCATAGCATCACGAATCATAGGCATAAGAATTAGAAGAGAATCTTCTTCTTCTTCGTAACCAACGTACTCTTTTGTTGCTACTTTATAAGCATTTAGAGTAACTTCGTTTAGCTTGTGAGCAACTGCAGAACCACCGGAACCAGTATCTAGAGTAGTACCGCCACTGAAAGAAGTAACCCAGCTAGCAGATCCTACTTCAGGATTTACAGGGATACTCATTACATTGGTCTTCATTGGTACTTGACGGAATAGAGGAGCAATTACTAGCTTGCGGCGTAGGGCTTGTTCCATTGTCAATTGTACTTCTAATTCCCATGGTGTTGCACCAGGAACGTGAGCTGCAGAAGACTTCTCTAGAAGCTGCTTACCAAACTTAGTTTGGTCAACGGACTTACCTAGAATAGTGGCAAGCATAACTGCCTTCTCTTTGTCTTCGTAGCTGACTGCATCAGCGCCAGACTTGTCGCTGAACTGCATCTTGGACTTTTGCATAGCTGCGATTTCAGCAGACTTCTCAGCTAGAGCAGCTTGTAGGCTGTCTAGAACTTGCTTAGTTGTTTGGTTTTGTTCTTCAAAACGCTTCTCAACATCGGCTAGAAGGCGTTCAGCACCGGATTCGCCATTCTGAATTGTGGTAGCTTCTAGAGCTGACTTAACGCGAGCCTGAATACGGGCTTCTAGAGCAGCTTCTTCTGCTGCCTTGGCGCGATCTTGTTCAGCTTGAGCTGCGGCTGCATCTTGCATAGCCTTAGTTGTTTGCTCAACTGCTGCTTTAGCTGCATCTGCAACCATTTGTTTGATATCTTCTGGATTCATTTTCCATTCCTTTTGTGATAAGCTGTCTGCTTCCGTTGAGGATTCTAGCCCTTTAGCTGATTCGCTTTTGGGTGCAAACTGCGATTTAAATTGATTATACTCATCGGCATTTGTAAATGCCTTAGACAAACTAAATAGAGTGTTTTGATTAGCAGGTACTGAAACTACAGAAATTTCTACTAGTTCTAGTGACTTGATAACAAATAACTCGGTTGCAGCATTATATTCAGCATCAAGAACTCTGAATCCAACGCTAAATGCGGTTAAAACCCCATCTTTTACTAAATTATAAATATCAGCAGCTGCTGAGATTCGTGCTTTAATCCATAAACCAGTACTGTCTACTCTGTGCTGTACCATACGGCCAACTGGATCATCGTGATCGTGTTGTGCCAGTATAATAGGATTCTTTAGATAGTTCTTAAGTCCTGCTTCCCATACGCCGGCAGGAACTACGTCCCCTTGTCTATCTACATCGGTTGTACTTGCGTAACCCTCGATATAAATGGAATCACCTGGTTCATTGTCCGTAGGAGTAGCTTTAGTAAAAGTACTATTTACATATAATACTTTATTTTTATCCATATAACTCCTTGTTATTTACTCTCTCCGTCTTTAGAGGGAGCCCCACCTTGCGCTGGGTTGGCAGCAGAGCCAGCTATATTAGCCGGTACTCTAATGTCATCCAAACCTGCAAGTTTTTCGAAGCGTAATTCTTCACGAGCTTCATTAGGTGTTAAGATACCACCATTAACTAGTGTAGAATGATACGCTGCTATGTCTTTTAATTCTGGTTGTAAACTACTAACATTAGATGTTATAGCATCTATATCGTAGCCAAAAAATCTTTCTAGTGCAGAAGTGTACCTACGAACTGCAGGCATAACTGTTTCTAAATAAAATAATCTTAGATTGGGCGATATATTTGCGTTGTTTCCACCATCTAGTAGAATTGGAGGTACTCCAATTGCTTTTAAGATTTTTGCATCATGAGACTTGATTGAGTTATCAAAATCCATGTCTTGGAAACTAGTGTTAAGTAGGTTTGAGGGCTTAAGTCCACTATCTAAAATCATAGGACGTCTTGCCCCGTTTTTAGGATTATATTTAGCGGTCCAATTTTGAATAGTTTTCTCTTTTGCTTGTGTGCTCAGTGTATTTTCACTAGTCAATACAATTCCCGGAATTGCTCCATTTTCAAAAAATGAGTCTTGAAAGTTTTGCATCTTATACATGATCTGCATTGATCGTGCAGCTGACTCTAATCGGCTAGATCCACGATAAATGGATTCGCTATTCAGATCTTTAATATGTATAATTTCATCTGGCCTAAAAGTAATCAAGTTATTGTAGGTATAACTCTTTACAAAAGTTTTTTCATCTGGTTGTATTTGTACATTTGTCGCTGGTAAGTGATAAAGAGCCGCACCATCGAAATATATGAAAATATTCCCATCTAGGATTAGGTCTCCAAATATACAAGTTCTAAACTCTTGGGCTGATTGATAAGGATTTGGATTGTAGTTTAATAGATTTAAAAGTGTTTTTTGTCTAATGCCTGATACTACATCAGAGCTTAATTTATTCTTTACGTCGTAGTCTAGACTAGCACAAGCACTAACTAACATATTAGTGCCTCTGTTAACTGCCTCTAGTTTTTGATACGCAACTCTGTAGCTGAAAGCTGCCACAGAACCAAGATTTACGCCTTGTTCGCGTCTGATGATCGATTGCGCTGGGTTTAGTTTTTCACGAACCCAATCGCCTACATTATTATACCATGCCATAATTTAACCTTAGGTAAAGGCGCTAAAAAATGAACCTGTAGTAATTTTAGTAGTAACTTCCTTGCCTTGATGCTTGTCCCTTTGTATATCAACCCAGCGGGCCTGTCGGTCAACTGAGTTAGGGGCAGGAGCTTTTCCGAATATTTTATGTAAGTTAACGTGATGTTTATTACACAGAGTTCTTACCAGATCATATAGTTCTGTTCGATGCTCTGCTATAAACTCGTCCCTTACTGCCAATATTCCATCGTCGGTAGAAATGTCGTACTGCTTTACTCTAGCCCAATTCTCAAGCAAGATTGTAATAGAGTGAAAGTGATGCAGCTCTAAGTCTTCTCCAGTACCACAGATATAGCAGTGATCCTGTTTTTCATATGCTGCCTTGGCTTTATCTCTAACGTGTTTAACCGGAATACGTTTGTTACCAGTGTTTTTTGCCATAAAAATTTTTTATGTAGCTTGTAATTGCTCTTATTATAACATGTGAGGAAGTTGAAGTCAATATATAAATTTTTGCTGCTATACACGCAGAAGTTCATCGACTTCATACAACTTTTTCATGTATCTGGAAGGTTTATCTAATACAGAGCTCTCCAGATCCCCTTGTCTACGAGGGCCTTCTATAACATTGAAGTCAACCCCATTTGTCAGACGAAATTGATCGACTATCTCTCTGACAGTATACCCTGTTCCATGCCCTAGGTTCTCTACTCGATTGGCTGGCTTTTCCACGGCTTGCTCAATAGCCCTGCAGATTTCATCTACATGAACATAATCTCTGACTGCAGTGCCATCCTTAGTATCATAGTCTGTACCATAAATAGTAAAGCTGCCAGTTTCTACTGCCTGTTGTAGACGTAGCATTAATCCGTCTGGATTAGTAGCCCCGAATCCTGAGGTACCAATCACATTATAAAACCTAAAAATTGTGTAGTTGCTCACTGACAGCTGTTCTATGACTTGCTCTGCTGCTAGTTTACTCATAGCATAAGGGCTGGCACAGGCAGGGGCACAACCTGTACTAGCAAATATAAAATTATCGTGAGGTATTCCTAGGACTCTGGCTGTGCCCATGACATTGGTATTATAGTAGTCATAGGGCTGCAATTTACTCTCACCAACCTTAACAAGAGCTGCCAAGTGTACTATGCAATTAAATCTAGCGTAATAGCCTGCTAGCTGATGAGTTACATCTTGCTGATAGTGTGCAAATACTGGTTGTTGTGGTAACTGAAGATCCATACCATGGACCTCGTAACCTTGTTGTTGTAATCGCTTGGACAGGTGAGAACCAATATAGCCTGAGTTTCCTGTTATTAATATTTTCTTCATTGGTAGTTCGCCTTGTGAGTACTCTGGATATCTGAGTACTTTTCTTATTTCCATATTACCATTTTAAATTGTTCACGGGGAATACCAAAATAGTTGCATTTCCAATCGCTTTGTGCAAAAAATGGTAGATGACTCCAACCATCTTTATAGAGTAATAGTTGTCTAGCTGCCGCTTCCCAGTCTATTTTATCTAGTACTGGTTCTATTTTTGACTTCACTTCTTGGATTTCTTCGTAGTCAAAACTATCCCACTCCCAGTGTAAAATCTCAAAAACATTGCCGTCCTGATCGACCCAGTCCATAGAGAAATCTAATCCCCACTTAGGACGGATAGCGATAACTTTGTGTACTAAGGGCAATTGCCGGGCCCAGGACTTTAATTGCTGTAAAGCTTCGCCTTTGTATCCTTTGCGCTCATAGAGATTGCTGTGATTTAGCACAGCTCCCTCTATTTTATACGATTGAGTATACCAGTCTTTTTTGAGAGCATAGCGATAGTCGCGGTGTTTACGAAACTTTTGACGATTGCCATAGGCAAAGTGGCGCTCTAAAGGAGTTAGGTCATAACCATTTTGGTCAAATAACTCAACATCTTCAGCTGTGGGTGAAAATAATATTTTAGCTACTGGATGCTCCCAATAGCCTTCTGGATCAAATTCATTAGTTGTCTTAAGCATCTTGCAACCTTAGAGTAGTATCCATTGCTGTTACTTCTGATACTACATATTTAGCTAGTTTTACAAATTGTAGGGCTAGATCGTCTAGAAAAGGTTTATTACCAAGTACTTCTTGGTTCTCAAACTTAATTTCTTCAATACGCATACCTTCCCATACCAGTTCTAGAATGGTGGGAAGGATATATTGTTCATGACCTTCGGTATCTATTTTTAGCTTACCGATTTCACTAATCGAGTATCTTTGACATAATTGTTTAAAATCAATAACCTGTATTTTAGACTCTGTTACTAAGTTTAGGCTAAGACCTTGCTCTTGTAATAATCGATCTATAGTAGGATGCCTAGTGCCCACAGAGTTACATCCACGTGCCCAACGTGGAAGATCAAATAGGTGTATGGTTACATCAGGCAGGTAGTATACTGAAAGCTCCCCCGCTTGGGAGCCTATGGCTAAATTAGCCTTTACTTGATTTGGTCTATCTGGTATTCTATCTAAGTAATACTGGACCGGTTCTACTAAGAGCACTCTATCCTCTGGTTGGGCTACGTCATAGGCAGTATCAAAATCACAGCTACCTATATCAACATAATCATACCTCATTAGCTACTCGCTCAAAATATAGTAAATTATTTACAAACCAGCCCATGTAGATGCCACGGCGACAGTAGTCTATGAGTTCCTGCTCACGTTCGTGATTTCGGGTCAATCCCTGTTTTTCAAGTAATCGGGCCCAGTCCTCTTTATCTTTACAGTTTATGTGACCAATACCACCTTGTCCAATTGCTGCAGCTGTCCAGATTAGGGTCTTATTAACTGTTTGGGCTACCTTTTGGACAACTTCTTCTTCACGCTCCTGCTCGATATGCTCAGCTACTTCTAGGCAGATTACAGTATCTGCGGCTTCTTTGTCAATATCAAACAAGCTCTTGTATTCTAGGTAAGGCTTGCCATGTACTCGATCATCTATGTCCAGTCCACGGGCTTGAATACCTACCGATCTAAAAGAGTTAACAAAATGTCCGGGTCCACAGCCTATATCTAGTAAGCTCTGGGGATCTAGCTCTTGCTTGACCCATACTGCTAAGCGATCAGCAAATGGTTTTTCCTCGGCTTGCATATAGGAGAAATTAAGTCGTTCTGGGTGCTTAGGCTGAGGGCGCTTAAGCCATACAAGATCCTGACGATCATATTTACGCTCATACCAGCCCTTGCCTACATGTACATTCCAGACCTGTTCAAAATATTCTTCGTACATGGGAGCTACCTTGTCCAAGGTAAAATTCTCTGCCCACTCACGGCAGTTTCTGGGGTCTATTCGGTCTATGTTCTCTGCTGCCCACACAAAGTGGTCAAAAGTACGACAGCGATAGCCAGTTACTCCATGAATATTATTCTCAGCAAATGAACCCCAGTCTGTGGTGATTGTGGGTGTGCCTGATAGTAAAAGTTCTATTTGTACGCCACCAAAAGGTTCTACGTACATGGAGGGAACAAACGCCCCCTTAGCACCAGCCATCAATTCCCTGCGCGTTGCTTGATCTGCATAGCCCACAAACTCAACGTGCTCAGGAAAGGTTAAATTATCAGGGTTCTGACCAGCTATCTTTAATTTAGCTCCAATAGCCTGAGTAGCTTGTACTGCAATATGTACTCCCTTGCCCTCATATACTCGGCCTAGGAAAAGGAAGTAGTCTGACTTTTTCTCACGGAACTCAAAGTCGTCAGGATCAAAGTAGTTGGGAATAACTGCCTCATACCAGTCCTGCTTGCAGGTTCCTACGGCGTCTAAGCCGCAGTAGGCGTGGTAGATGGCGTAAGATTCAAAAATCTTCCAGCGGGCCCAGTGACCACCGGCATATCCAATACCTGGTTCAACCACAATTAAGTCCGAGTGAGCGTCACAGATGGGACGGACTCCAGCACCCCAGAAGGGCAGGATAAAGTCATTTTTCTGCTTGCGCTTGGCAACTTCCAAGATACCATTCTTAAAAAAAGTTTGGTAGGCATGGTCGTTCATGTCAAACTTAAAGAAGTTTTTACGCCAGTCATGAGTGCCATAACTGATCTTTAAGTCCTCGTTAGTAATCACAGTAACGTGCTCGGTGCAAATTAAATCACTATCTTCATGTCCATAATGTATAACAGTATGTCCACGTTCTGTCATCATCTTTGCAAACTTAAGAACTTTTTGTGTGTAAGCACACGCTACATATTCTTTATTAGTAACTGTATGCGGTAATCCCAGGATATGGAAGCGAAATTTCATGTTATTCTTGTGGTTGAGGAATATCTACTAGATCCCATTTTTGTAGTTGTTCGTTCCAGACTGACATTTGAGTAGCCGTCCACTCAGGTGCAGGTTCTGGAGGGATCCAGGTAAGGGTAATTGGTTCGAATCGCCATGAGGGCCATAGGGGAGCAACAAATGCTTCGTATTGTGCTGAATAGGCCCATCCGGGTTCTACTGGTAAATCGTAACCTTCAGAGCTTGTTACCATGATCCAACGAGAATCTGGTGGTGCCGTGGCAGTGACGACTTGACGAACTATGTTCGCCTCTACTAATGCGTAGTTGGGCATATTAGCCTCCTGTAGTGTATGTGTAAATAGCGTAACGCATGGCGTCAGCGCAGTGTGATGCCATACCGTGCTCGGGCCGTTCCCGGCTTAGGTTGGTCTTGTTATCCCAGCGATACTCATTAAGCATGACTAGGACGTGTTCGCAGTGTGGGCTTACTTTTACTTTGCCTTGTTCTATTAGTGTGGCAACCATACCAATACCGTCTAATACAGACTTCTTGGCTTTGATGGTAGCTATGTCATAGGTGTAGGCAAGGTCGGCTGCAAATTGGGCTGCAGCAGAGTCAATAAAGATGGTATCCAAGTTCCACTTGTCCATGAGCCTGCGAATATGCTCAACGTGGCCTTCGGTAGTAGCCTGAGACTCTTGATATTCATCGACTACATGATAGGATTCAGTTTGGGGACGGTATACTAAGACCACAAAAGCAGTAGGGTCTTTGTAGCCTGGGTCTAGTCCTGCTATGAGCTCGTCGCCGTCCTGTGGCACGTACTCTTCAACGCATGAGTCCTCATCAAACTTAAAGATCTGGCCCTCATAGGTTGAGAAGGAAGCCATGTATTCTTGCTCAAACTCAGCCTTGGACATAACAGTACGGGCTTCTAAAACGTCTGACTCAGACATTCTGGGATTCTCCGTGTAGTCTGCTGTTACAGATGCCCACTCTGGATACTTGTCAGAGAATCCACGATCAAAGAAGCGACTAAACCAGTTGTTTTTACCGCGAGGGGTAGAGATAAAGATAGCCTTTGCACCTGGACGGTCTAGGGTAGGACGTAGGGCAACGTTAAAAGCTGCCTCACCATCTCCCAGAGCCGCTTCATCGAAGATAATAAGATCATATGATCGGCCAACACAGGAGTCCACTGTCGATAAGCTGCCTAAACGGATTGTTGATCCATTGGTCAATTCCAAGATCTTGTCTTTGACGTTGTCCCTGTCTACCTCCAGGTCAAACGCTCGGATCAGTCTACGCTGCAGTTCAAATGAAATTGATGAAAGAGTATAGTTGGGTGATATAATAAGGATATTACATCCTGGCACCAGCATTACCAGTTGACCAATAACGTTGGCAATATAGGTTTTGCCCAGGCGACGAGCAAGGGCAGCGCATATAAATCGATACTTGGGATTATTAACTGCGTTGATAAGGGCAATTTGCGCTCGGTTAACCTGATCCCAGGCTGAGGAAGTCTCACCAGTGTCAGGGTCGTAAGCAGGTAAGAGCTTTAGATAGTTGATAATTGGTAGTTTAATAAACCGCTTATCAGCAGGAAATTCGGTTATTGACTCCGAATCAATATCGGGACGTGAAATCTTTAGCATCAATATTTTCCTGAGGCTAATACGATCTGGCAGATATGTTCCAGTCGTTCTATGTGTTCATAGGCACGCCATGGACTGGAATCAATGGCAACCACTCCATGACCTTTAATACCCACAATATCGTAGGCTATAGTGCCATCGGGCTGTAACCACAGATTTCTATGACATTCGTCGGCGAGCTCCTGAGAGATTGGGGGCACATCTCCTACGGACTTAGCCACCCTGGTGTAACGATTCAACTCAGGAAATGACTCTGAGATAGTTGATAAATCAATGCCTGCATGCATAGCAGCCACCGAATAGGTAGGATGCACATGAACTACTACTCTAACATCTGTGCTGTGCTGGCCCATGGCTCGTTGTAGTCCAAAGTGCAAGGGCAGTTCTCCTGAAGGCTTTAAGTTAGCACTTATGTCTGTATAGGGTTCTTCCTGCCATAGTAACCCATGTATACTGATCTTTTTAAACTGATCAGGCTGTAGGGTTTGCTTACGCACGCCGGAGGGTGTGATATAGAAGTGATCACGGTCATGGTGGCGTATTGACACATTACCGTCTCGTGACGTAATCCAACGTCGTTGATAAGCGTCCTGTAAAACTTCACAAATTGTTTCTAACATTACTTGGTTTTCCAATATTCGTCGACCTTAGCTAGTCCTAGGAGCTTTAATAGCTTGATATACCACCAGCCTAGGTCCAGTTCCCACCACTGTCGACTTAGGCGTGGCGAGTGAGGGTCAAGATGGTGGTTGTTATGAAGCTCCTCGCCTCCCACAATAATGCCCCAAGGAATAATATTACGGCTGTGATCGCGTGTCTGTCCATTCCGATACCCCCATGAGTGTCCTATGCCATTGATGACTCCTGCTGCCCAAAACGGAATCCAGATCATCTGTGCCATCCAGATTAGGGCTCCCCAGCTACCAAATAAGACTAAGTCTATGCCAAGCAGTAGTAGGACGCCTAGCAGGGGGTATCTGCTATAGAACTTGCGCTCTAAGTGGTCATCAGGAGTGCCACGGCCATAGGCCTGCGTCATCTCTGAATCCCGGCTGGCCTGGTGGTAGAGCCAGGCTCCCCTAGTTAACACCCGCCAGAGTCCGTAGACATGGGGTGAGTGAGGATCTCCCGGCTGATCGGTTAGTCGATGGTGTTTACGGTGTATGGCAACCCACTCCCGGGTCTGCATACCTGTAGTCAGCCACAGCCAGGCACGGAAGAAGTGGTCGAGCCAGGGATGAAACTCTACACTTCGGTGTGCCTGTGAACGGTGTAGGTATAGGGTAACTGAGACAATGGTGATGTGGGTGGTCACTAATAAGTACACTAATTCGGTCATTTCTGATCTCCGTCTAGGTTTACTAGTTGTTGTATTAATCTGCCATAGCGGGTACCGTCTCCACCAGGGCCGCCTTGATCGTTGATCTGCACATTTACTTGCGACTTGATCTGTGAATTCTTAACCTTTTCTAACTCAATCTGACGATCCAATTGCTCCATGGTCATTTTATGTGACAGGGCCAAGATTTCGGTAATATCTTTATTAGATCCAATATCTGCTTCTTCCAGCTCTTGAAACTTCTTACGGATAATAGCATCCATGGCCGCGCGCATCTTGAAACGGTTATTGAAACCTACGTCAAAGAATACTTGGTCGATGTAGGCCTTAACATCTCGGCGGTTGAGGGTTTGGGCCACAAGCTGTACAGGAATGTCTAATTCCTGGGCGACCTGCTGCTGATCTTGCATTTGCAGATAGCAGTTAGCAATCTCCAAAGATTCCGGTGAGATCTCCACGACCTCGGCAGGTGTATGAGTAGGTAAATTTTTCGTCATCTGATGCTCCTTGTGGACATTATACTCCTTGGGCGGGGCTGTGGGCAACTGGAAATTTTTTGTGCCTTGGTAATATTATAGCACTTTGAGCTCTCAGAGTCAACTGTGATATTTGGCACCCAAACTTAGGCAGAAAATTTTTTAAAATACCGCGTACGGGTGGGCCCCACACACATTGCTAAAACTAAAGTCTACTAACCGCCCCTGTCCTGAGGAAGATACCCAGGTGCTATAGTAGTTAGTAAGTTGTACAAAAGCTATACCAATGTAAAGATATGTAAAGATGAAAAATTTTCTTGATCTTGGAGGTCAACCCTGTTATAATACATACATAGACAGACGAAAAGAGGTTATCATGGAACTGATCGGAATTTTTAATTTTATTCTTGCATTCTTGCTTGCATTATTCCCGCTTTTTGTTATAATCTATCTCACTGATGAGGACTTGGAAACCTTATTCGGTGATTGGTTTCAATAAATTTTTCTGTACTTTTGAAAGGGTATTTTATCATGTCTGCTAAAGCTATCAATTACACCCCTGAGCAAACTGCTAAGATGGTAGGCGACTATCAAGCTGGCGTTACTGTCGAAGCAATCGCTCAGGCTTTGGGTAAATCTGTTCGCTCTGTGGTTGCCAAACTCTCACGCGAAAAGGTTTATGTGCCTAAGACCTACGTCACCAAGAATGGTGAGGCTGTTGTGCGTAAAGATGCACACGCTGACTTTATCGCTCAGGCTCTCGGCATGAGCGAGGCTGACGCTGATTCTCTGACCAAGGCTAATAAGACTGCCTTGGCTAAGATGGTAGCGTTCATCAAGGCTAATCAAGCCTGATGACTTGCAGGGGTTTCAACCCCTGCATTTTTTAATACTTTTGTTTGCGGGCGGGAGGCGCCATTTTACCATAGTAAAATGGGGCGTGTCAATAGGGTTATCCCTATAATTGCGTAAATACAACATAGGGAAACTACCTAGAAAATAATCGTTGACAATCTAGAATAGTCCGCTATAATTGAATACATCAACAAACGAAAGGTAACGCAAATGATTCTAGGCAAACAAGCGGATTCTCTGGTTGAGCGTTTTATGGTTCAAGCCACTAAGCGTGCGGAAGAATGTTCTGCGGGTTATGAATCGCATTTTTTGGTTGGCTTTTTGAAAAATCAATTAGCCACTGTAGCGGCATCATCCCCTGATGCTATCGAGCAATTAGAATCTATGGTTCTGCATCTGGAAAAACAATAAAGGATATATATCATGTTTGACGAAATGACTCTGGAAAAACTGCAATCGGAATTGTGGGACTTTTATAAGGATGTGCATGGGGTGCGTCCTAGGCATTGGACGGAATCAGAATGGGCGTCTAGGGAATTCCTGATTGCCCAATACAATGATTTAATTGCCATTGTTGATGCAATGACACCTGAGCAAAAAATTGCTGAGGGTTGGGGTTCTGATGGTTCGTTTGACTTTCCCGATCATCAGGATGACGGATATGCTCTAGCCTCTGCGGGTTGGGGTACTGATGAGGATTATGGTTCTGCGGAGGATACATTATGACTGACTTTCAAATCGTTAGGGAATATCTGGCTAAACGCTATCCCGATAAATGTTACGCTATGGAAAAGGGTAACAATTGCGTATGGGTTATTATGGGTATGTGTCATATGTACTTTATTGTTCGTGATGGACGTATTGTAGATATTCAGGTTGACTGAATACTTTTGTTTCTGAAACCAAAATGTATACTTTGGTTTCCAGAGGCGCCAATTATATATTATATAATTGGGCCGTGTCAAGGATTTTTTGCTAGGGGTTTTCCCTAATGTTGTATTTTTGCACTCTTGCGAATTTTTCTTGCATAGGCTGATTTTTCGGGTATAATCTAATCATTGACAACAAGGAAACGCTAAATGGCAAAAATTACTAAGGTTTCAATTTATGACATGGATGGCACTATTGTGGATTCTCTCCACCGCTACCGCACAATCATTGACGACAATGGCGAGCGCATCGACCTAGATTTTTGGCGTGACAATCAAGACCTTGCCGTGTATGATACCCTTTTGCCCCTTGCAGAGCAATATAAATCAGACCTTGCCGACCCGCATTGCTATGTTATCATTGCCACCGCTAGGGTTATCCATGACCCCGATATGTGGTTTATTAACAACAAACTGGGTATGCCCGATTATCTTATCTCTAGGGGTGAGAATGACTCACAATCTGGTAAATCCCTGAAAATCAACGGCTTGGCTAGATTTTTCAATCTGGTAAATTTTCGTGATGCGGAATTCACGTTTTATGAAGATAATATAGATTATCTCAAAGCCGTGTGTGATCGTTTCAATATTCGGGGCGTATATGTCCCTTCAAAACAAGGACACTAAAATGACTTCTGTAATACTTTGGTTTCTCGGCGTAATGGCTGTTTTTGCCCTGTTTTTTCTCTGGGAAAAATTCTATACTAAGTAAAAATGAATGCTTTTGTTTCCAATTTAATCTGGAAACAAAAGTACTCATTTTCGGGGCGCCAATTATACTAGTATAATTGCACGCGTGTCAAGGATTTTTTGCTAGGGGTTTTCCCTAATGTTGTATTTTTGCACTCGGGTGAAATTTTGGGGATTTTGGGCTATAATCTAGACTTATCGGACAGAAAACAAAATGCAGAACCTATACAAATACATCGAATTTTTGCGCTTGAAAAAGCCTGTAAATTTGCGGATTGTAACCCGCAAAAATCGGTTTGCTGATGCTGAATATGAGGGTATCTATTCGGACAAAAATGGTAAACTGGTAGAGCACCAGATTACCATTTATTTTAAGGGTAACGTGCGAGATTTTGAAACCCTAGTCGCCCATGAGTTAATTCACGCATGGCAGGAAGAAAATAAAAAATCGGAAACACACGGCAAATTTTTTGTAAAATATGCTAAGAAAATGGAAAAAGAATTTAACTTAAAAGAAATTTATATCGAAGGGGTTGACCAAGAATGAAACAAAATCTGACAATTTTCGTAAATCACCCGCAATGCGAATTGGATTGTGGGTGCGCTATGGCGAGCGCATTTAAACCCGCATTTAATGTGCGTTTAATTACCATTGATGAATTCTACCCTGAAGAATTGGCAAAGGCTGATATTATCGCTTTCCCTGGCGGTATGGGTGACGCTGATGATTTTGATAATATATTCTCTGACTATGAGATTGCAACCCTAAAAAATTATTTGGCTAATGGTGGCACTTATCTGGGCATTTGCATGGGTGCATATTGGGCAGGAAAACATTATTTTGATATTCTAGGCGACACCGAGCCTGTGCAATATATTACCCGCCCCAATGCGGATATTATTACTGAATATGAAACCATTGCAAAGGTTAAATGGTTCGGCAAAGATTATCCAATGTATTTTTATGATGGGTGCGCTTTTGTTGGTGATCTAGGCGAGAATGATGTAGTCGCTACCTATGCCAATGGTGACCCAATGGCAATCATTAAAGATAATGTAGGGGTTATCGGTTGTCACCCTGAATCGGAAGAATGGTGGCACGATAGCATAGGCTACTGGCACTCAGGAAAAAATCATAAACTGTTACTTGATTTTGCCCTTATTTTGTAAACTCAGGTTTTCAAAAAAGAAACGAAATGTAATACTTTCGTTTCTTGGGGCGCCAATTTTACTATAGTAAAATTGCCCCTGTCAATAGGGTAAACCCCTAATTTGCGAAAATACAACAAAAAAATATTTTTAAAAAATTGTTGACGATCTCCGATTTTTTGGTATAATCTAATCTTTACAACGAACCGAGATTATCTCACATGGCAAAAAAACAGTTTTTCGCAATTCTCGACACCGAGACAACCATTAATGACACTGTGGCAGATTTTGCCATTGTGATCTGTGATCGTCACGGCGAGATTTTCAATCAATGTGCCGTCTTGGTTCGGGGTCATTATGATAGCATGGAATTGTTCCATGACAAAAATGCCAATGATATTTGGGGTTATGCGGGTTTGCAAAAACGCAAAGCGGGTTATGATGCCATGCTAGACTCTGGCGTCCGTATGCTTGCATCGGTTCAGGCAATTAATAAATGGATTAATCAGGCAATCGGCAAATATAATCCTACCCTTACCGCATATAATCTGGCTTTTGATCTGTCAAAATGTGCGAATACTGGTATCGACCTGTCGGGTTTTAATAATCGTTTTTGCCTGTGGCAAGCCGCTGTTGGTAATATCTGCAATCGCAAAGCATTTAAAAATTTTGCGCTTGAGAATCACCAATTTAATAATGCGACTAAAAATGGCAATATGACATTCAAAACCAATGCCGAGGTGGTTTGCGGGTTTATTAATAATTCAATTATTATCGAACCCCATACCGCATTGGAAGATGCGCGAGATTTTGAATTGCCGATTCTCTCGCATATTATTAAAAAGCGTAATTGGCAGGATAATGTCAAGCCTTATGCGTGGCAAGATTTTCAGGTTAAAAATCACTTTGTTGCACGATAAAATAATCGGGGTTAATAACCCCGATTATTTAAAATGATGAAATATCGGATTTATTGGATTATTTTGTTGATGTTGTTTTTTTACAACCATAAACGCTATGATATTGACGATCATTGGGCAATGCCTTATAATAAACAAATAACATCAGACGAAATTTTTAAGGGGTAATATCATGGAATTTTTAGGTTGGCTTGGTTCTATATTATTTGCATTTTGCGGATTACCGCAGGCAATCGAATGTTATAAAGCCGGACATTCTCGCGGATTATCTTGGGGCTTTTTGCTTGCTTGGTTTTTCGGCGAGATTTTCACCCTAATTTATGTATTCCCTAAAATGGATATGCCCCTATTATTTAATTATGCGCTTAATATGGTATTTTTATTTATTATGCTATATTATAAAATCCGCCCTAGAAATTAATCTGATATTATCCCCTTAAATAACCCGATATAATCGGGTTATTTTTTCGCCCAGAATTTTTG